GTTCTTCTTATCCTTATGGCACTTCTGCAGAAATTCAACAATTAGAAAAGAATTTCTATAGCTACCAAGCTGGATACTTAAAGCATTTATATAGAATGGTTGGTTACAACGAGAACTTTGAGTCTTGGGTAACTGATGGTACAACTTATGATACCTTCTATATTAAATTCAATGAGTATGACAAATCTGCTTATCAATGGGGTGATTACATTATGGAAGATTCTACAGTGATTATTGCTGCTCCTCAATCATTAAGTGCTGCAATTGAATCTGTATTAGAAGCTGCATTAGGAACTGTTGCTAGTGATACTGACTGTATTACAACAACTAGTACTACAACTACTGTATGGCCTTCTACATCAACAACAACTACTTTAATTCCTTAAGAAAGAAAGTAGCATCATATTAACCTATGCCAGAGGGTGAGAGGATTATTTCTCAAGTCCTCTGGCATTTTTATTTTTAATAATCATGATTTTAGATATACTTGTAATACCTACTTATAATACATTAACATTAGGAATTGCTGATGCATCAACTTATGATACAGATCCTCCAGTTGTATCATCTCCTACAATAGAAATAACTATTCCAGGATTTAACACTCCTGTGTCTCTTCCTTTTAATGTTAATGATTTTAATATATTTAATTCAACATCTTTAGGTCTTAGTCTTGTAGGAGAACCTTTAATTCCTTTACCAGATGGTGTGTATTATTTAAAATACACTGTTGCACCTGCGTATGTATATTTTGTACAAAAGAACATAATGCGTACTGAAGTGATACAAGAAAAGTTTGATGAAGCTTTTATGAAACTTGACATGATGCAATGTGACCTTGCAATTAGAACACAGTCAAAGGTGGAGTTAAATAGTATATATTATATGATACAAGGATCTGTTGCTGCAGCTAACAATTGTGCAATAGATACAGCAAATAGATTATATATACAAGCTAATAGAATGCTTAACAATTTCATTTCAAACAATTGTGGTTGTTCTGGAAACAACTATATAAATAACTTTTATTAAAATGGCAAACTGTAGAGGTTGCGGAATTAAAGTAGGATGTGGATGTCAATTGATAAATGGCTTGTGTTCAGCATGTAATAATGCTGCTAAACAAGTTACAAAACTTATTAAATATGTTACAGCCAAGATTAACTAATTGTATAGAATGTAGTAGTATTCCTACATTATTAAACGATATAGATGCTAAACTAACAATTTTAGCTAAGATAGAATACAATAACATTATATTTTCAATGAATAATAATCTTTCATGTAGTCCTATTGGTGACTTATTAAATTACAGAAGAATACTTACATATAAATTTTGTAATGAAGAGTATGCAAAATGTTTTACAATAAAGATGATAGCTAGTAGAGTTAAACTCTTAATACATAAATAAATTATAAAATGCCAGAAGATACCACAACTACCACTACAAGTACAACTTCTACCACTACAACAATAAGACCTTGTGATGCTTGTTATAATGGATGTGTACAAATCGTGTCTGACGAATGTGTTAGATATACAGGACCAAATTCTATTCCTTTAGATATATATACAGGAGATAATCTTATATCTGTTGAAACAGCTCTTATTAATGCTGTTGTTTCTTTTCTAGATGGTACAGGTATTGATATAACTATCAACCCTGAGTATTATTGTACCCTTGTTTCTAGTTATTTACCTGTTGAAACACCTAACGCTCAAGAACTATTTGAAGCTCTTGTAAGGGCTGCTTGTGACCTACAGGCACAAATAGATGTGATTGATGTTACATTAGATGAGTTAAATGCAGATTATGATGTAGATTGTTTAGATGGTGTAACAGATCAGTCTGATACACATGATGTTGTACAAGCTATTATAACAAAACTTTGTGCAACAATTGTAGACCTAAATGCATTTATTCTTGATGTAGAAACAAACTATGTAAAGCTAGCTGACTTCAATGCTTTAGTTGCTGCTTATTTAGCATCTCTACCTGGCTCTGGAACTCAGAACTATTTAAAAATGGTTCCTTACACAGTAGTTGAATATTATGGATCTTTAGCTAATTTTGATGGTACAGGTGCTGGTATTTCCTTATTAGGTTTTGATAAAATCTATTTATGTAATGGATTAAATGGTACACCTGATAAAAGAGGAAGAGTTGGTGTAGGTGCTATTGATGGTGTTCCTGGAGGTCCTTTGGATGCTGAAGTGAATCCTTCATATGTAGGTAATCCAAACTATGCTCTTACAGATGTAGGAGGTGCAAATTCTGTTACATTAACTACACCACAAATTCCTTCTCATACACATACAAACTTAGCTACTGCTATGTCAACTGTAACAGATCCTGGTCACAGTCACTATTGTGGAAATGTTCCAAATGGTTGGGGTGGAAGTGGAACTGTTGGAATGGTTTCAAATGGTGTACAAAATGTCCCTACCACTACTGTCACTACAGGTATTACGGTGGTAACAGATGTGTCTGTAACTAGTAATAACACTGGTGGTGGAGCAGCTCATTCTAATATACAACCTGTATTGGCTTGTTATTATATAATGTATATTCCTTAATAGATTAAACCAATAATAAATGGCTTGTTTACCAGGGATGCCTTGTTATGGTGCTCAACAAAAAGAGTGCTGTCCTGAGGTTAATTCAAATTGCGTAGATTATACTGGACCTAACTTACCATGTTCAGGTGTGCAAACACACGATTGTGTAACTCTTGCTATTGAGAAGTTAGATGAAAAATTATGTTTAGTAGGAAATGGTACGTCTGGTACTTCTGGTTCATCAGGTCAAACATATGGAACTGCTGGTACTACAGGTACTAGTGGTCGTGATGGTACTAGTGGCACTAGTGGTACAAGTGGTTCAACAGGTACATCTGGTACATCTGGTTCAACAGGTACATCTGGCTCATCAGGAACTTCTGCTACTTCAGGTACTTCAGCAACAAGTGGTTCAAGTGGTATACAGGGTACATCAGGTACTAGTGGAGCTAAAGGTACAAGTGGTACAAGTGGTTCAACTGGTACATCTGGTTCAACAGGTACATCTGGCTCAAGTGGTTCTTCAGGATTTACTGGTACTAGTGGTACTAGTGGAGCTAATGGTACAAGTGGAGCTGATGGTTCTAATGGCACTAGTGGTACAAGTGGTTCAACTGGTACATCTGGTTCAACAGGTACATCTGGCTCAAGTGGTACATCAGGAACTAGTGGTTCTTCAGGATCTACTGGTACTAGTGGTGAAGAAGGTACGTCAGGTTCTAGTGGTTCTTCTGGTATTTCTGGTGATAGATATTTTACAACTTCTTCAGATTCTTTTACATTAAATAACTCTGGTTCGCTAACCGTAGGTTTAAATTTAGCATATACACCAGGACAGTCTATTATCATAGCACATGACGCTACTAATTATCAAGTGTCAACAGTATTATCTTACAATGCTGGTACAGGTGCATTACAATTTTCTTCCCCTTCATCAGTAGTAGGTTCAGGCACATACACTGCTTGGACTATTAACTTACAGGGAGCTGCAGGTGGTGATGGCTCTAGTGGAACTTCAGGTTCTTCTGGTACATCAGGATCTAGTGGTTCTTCTGGTAGCAGTGGTGTGTCTGGTAGTAGTGGTATAAACGGAAGTAGTGGTACTGCAGGTACATCTGGATCTAATGGTACTAGTGGATCTAATGGTAGCTCTGGAACAAGTGCAACATCAGGATCTTCTGGTACATCAGGTACATCTGCAACTGCAGGAACAAGTGGTTCTAGTGCAACTAGTGGAACAACTGGTACTAGTGGTACAAATGGTTCTAGTGGTACTGCTGGTTCTAGTGGAACTAGTGGTACTAAGGGTACAAGTGGCACAGCTGGTACAAGTGGTTCTAATGGTACAACTGGTACTAGTGGCTCTAGTGGAACTAGTGGCTCTAGTGGAACTAGTGGTTCTAATGGAACTAGTGGAACTACTGGTACTAGTGGTACTAGTGGTACTAATGGAAC